GCTGTCATAGTTCCAGAACTACCAGTAGCTGTTACATGAACGTCAGCCCACGCGTAGACGATATCATCATTAGCTACATTCCAAGCAGCTCCAGTTGCAATTGCTGTACCACCGAACTTAAGAATAGGAGTTAACTCATCCGTACCGTTATTATCTTCTACTGTACAGAATACTTTAACCCTAACTATATCGCCCACTTCTAAAGTGTTAGCTGGGATTGTATATGAAAATATATCAGCAGCAACTGTAGTATTTTCATGTACACGTCCAGTACCAGCCTCAGAAAACAACTTTTGAGATAATGAATTATCTGCCTTATTTTGTCCGTATAAAGGATTACTCATAATTTATTCCTTTCTTAACCTTGGGTCCAGATAGCATGCCCCTCAGGCATTTGCCATTCCATACCAGCTTCAGTTAAAATTAAGTCAACTCTACGGTCAACACCACTATTCTCAAGTGTTTGAACACCAACATAAATCGAAGTGTCACGCTCCACGCCATTGCCGACCAATGGACGATATTTAGCATGGTTCATGTCGATAGCTAAGATTTTTACATTAGTTCCATCCAAATGGATATTACGTACCAAGTTCATATCTCCATATACAGTATTAATTACTGTAGTATCAAGACCAAGAACTTTTTTACGACCAGTGACAGCTAGGTCAGCACGGAAAGCGGTAGTATTCTCATCAAGATTAGATGAGAAGTATCCACCTAGTTTATGTAGCCAGTTATATACATCTGTGCTTACCATAAATACAGTTGCTTTACCGTTATTGTATCGAGGATCTAAGTAATTAGACATATCATCCAAGAAATCATCTTGAGATTTGCTTGTAGTCCAGCTAAAATGGTTACCATATCCTAGTACGTAATCAACTGCACCTTGAGTGTAATTGATTCCACCTGAAGAATACTGAGAACCAAAGAGCAAGCTTTGCTCAATGTCCCACTTATGTTCAATCAGTTTTTGTTTCCAAACACGAGCCCATTCAGATTGGTCGTATTTCAACGATGTTGCTCTGGCTGTATTAGTCATTGCCATTGCAGTTTTCCAAATCTGAGTTTGTCCATATCCAGTTGTAAAAGGTTGATCCATCCATGTCTCAGGATAGCCAGAACCTTCAGCATGTGCTGTACCCATCACATAGCATCTTCGTTGTTCGAGTTCGCTATGGATTTCATCATCAGCAGGAGTTACAGTACTCTGATCGTCTGAGTTCGCCAATGCAGTTAAGAATTGACTATTTGCAGTAGTAGAAGGAAGTCTTATAATAGTAAGATTCAACTCTACCATATCAGGGTTATTTACAATACCTGTTGCGTCATTCCCATCTCCAGCCTTAGCATAGCTAGTAACTGAGTTAACTTTTCCAACCATATAACCAGCTACATCACCTGCTGCGCTTTCAGCAACAGGAAGTCTTACTAATTGGTCTTCAAGGAAAAAGGAAGGAAGAGTGCCATCAGCACCAATCTTTATCTCATTTCCTGTATTCCCAAATACGTTTTGAATGTTTCCAGAATTTTTATAATCTGTTGCCATTCTTACTTTTAATACGCTACCCAAACTTTGAGCTGCCCCAAGGTCTGAAGTAGTTACCCAAGTACTATCGCTATCATAAGCAGCTACTGCATAAGCATATCTTTTGTGGAACGACCCACGTCTTTCAGTGAATTTAAACTGAGGATCATCGGTTGGACTTTTGCCTACCATTGACACAAAACGGAAAAAAGGGTCTTGTGCAATTGCAAGATCAGAAGTACCAGAACCAAACGAGTATTTTCGCCTTAGATCCCCAGTCAGAATACTATCTGTTACTGGATCTCCAGGGCCATTACCCGCTACATCATCAACTTGTAAATCACTAAGTTCAAATAAATCAGCCATGATTTACCTCTACTTTCTTATTATCATTATTTACAATTCATAGATATAAGTTATCCAAACAAGTCCTCTCCAGAGTCCATGTCTTTCAGGATGCCAAGAACTTTCGAGGCTTCTGATACATGAGCTCCTTGAGCACTATTTACAGAACTATTGCTCTGCGGGATATTTCTCACATCTCTCATTTGGCGAAGAGTATCTTCTTTAGATGCTTTTGCTATCTTGCTATTAGATTTATCTTTATTAACAAGATAATACGCATCATCCATCGTCATTTGATGCTTTTGCGCCTTTGCCTTAAACTCATTGAATTCTTCATCAGTCATATTGTGCCTGGTTTTAAACTCACTCTCAACTTTTTTTAGATGTTCTGCTGTCTTTCCAGCCATTAGCTTTTTTTTCTGCTGAGCAGCATACATAGATAGTTTAGTTTTAAGTTGTCTGTCAACCATTGCATTCATAACTTTTGCAGAATCTGAGTCAGGATCGGTAACAGCTTCATGCGGATCAAAAATAAAATCTTCATCTAATTTCATTTCTTCAGCAACAGACTTAGGGCTAGCTTTTTCTTGCGCAGGTGCGCTAGGAGCAGCTTTTCCTGAGAGATAGTTCTGAATGTGTGGAATCAGACCTGGATCTTTTTTCATCAACGTCATCAGAGGATCTAAGGGTTCAAGCTCTCCGAGCTTGGCCTTCATCTTCTGGGCCTCTCTGGTAGAGTCGCTGTACCGCTTTTTCCAATCAACTCCATCACCAGAGACCTCACTGCTACTAGAATTGTCGGGACTCTTTCCAGAGGTTGCCTTTTTCATAGTAGTAGAGGGTTTTTCACTTATAGCTCCATTTACGCCTTTCTCTAAAGCGTTGAAGATATCGTCTGCGGAGCTTGCATTCTGCTGATCTCCTTCAAGGACATCTTCAATGCTAAGGTTACCACTTTTCTTCTTCATTATTAACTTCCTTTAACTTGTTTATTATTTATGCTCGCCTGCTCACGAATTTGCTTTATCGCTTGCTCACCTTCGAGTTGCTCCCTATCACGGAAGGCCTTAGATTGAGCCTCTGAAGCTAGACGATCTTTTTCAAGTTTTGTTTTAGTGTCATGTACTTTCTTATCAACCTCCATAGCACCTTGCAAGACCTTACTCTTAATACCTGCTTGTACTAATTGTCTTTCTAGGGTTTCTATAGCACCTTCTTTGTCAGATAGTTGCTGCTGTAATCCTTCTAGTTGACCTTGAAGTTGATGTACCATGCTTTTTCTTTGCATAATTTTATCTTTATTTCTAACATCTGCTTCTGCAAGGACAGCTACTTCATCAACTACCCCCATCTGCATCATGTCTTTTAATTCTTCTAAATAAGCCCATCTATTAACTGGCAATGTTGAACCTGAGATTACCCTGATATCAAATTGAGCTACTTCATAATCAAGGAATTTACCTATTGACTCACCCAAATCGTTATACATAGGAGTATTTATCTCTACATTTTTCGCTTGATTATTAGGCTGGACCACCCTGAATACCTTATGAATTGTATAGACAGCTTGAGAGAATTGCATTACTAATTTACCTACCTGCCTTAATGCAGGTTCTATAGAGTTATTCAGCCACTGCTTTACTCTTCTGGTTCCATATTCATCCATAGCCAACATGCCTCTATATGTTTCATGCTGAGCTCCTGTATCGCCTTGCATGCTAGAATAGATACCTGCTAGGTACTCCATCTCTCTCTCCCCGTGCTGCACTATGTTAAAAAATCCATTTGATATCGGCATTGGCTGCATAGGAGTAGGAGGAGTAGCTCCAGGACGTACTGGAAGCAATGCTCCAGGAGCGCTAGAATACTTCTCCCAGTAATCTGTATCAATAGATCCTTCCTCATATTGGAACCTTAGAGACGAACCTAAGGCAGCATTATGTATCATTAACTGATGTGCCTTATTCATTTCTTGCTGTTTCCCTATCAAAGGGGATACTGCCGACATAGGATAGGGGGTACCCGTCCATTTGTAGTGAAATGGAATAAGAGGATACTCCCTAACCTTGTCTGGGAGGAAGGAATCTGAAATTGTTTTATCACCTATAATTATAGATACTTTTACTCTACTATCATAAAAGCTAATTACATCCACAAGCATTTTAGCGAACAATGGATCTTCTTGAAAAATCTTAAATTCTTTTTCTGTTATAATTTTGTTTTCTATTTTAGAGGATTCTGCCTGAACCTCGCTCATACGCTGCTGTCGTGCAGCTTCAATTTGTTGCTGCATCATCTTCTGAGTATTCTTGAGTTCAAATTCATATCGTTCAGGAAGCATAGTTCCAGACTCAACAGCTTTACGCATCTTTAATTCTTGCTCTTTCAGCTCAAGAGCCATTTTCCCTTGCATCTCCTGCATCTCTATCTCTATCTGTTGATGGATCTGCTTTAATTGCTCTTCATCAGGAGGTGTTCTGTAAAAAACATTCATATAAGGAACTTTTACTTTTTCATAACATTCAAAGTATTCCAAAAGAGTTTCATCATGCTCATTAGCTTGGATTGAATTCCTCATACTAGTCCCAGCTTCATGGGTTGTCCCAGCTGAATCATCACCAGAAAATGATGGACCACTTACAGATCCTGAACTTCCACTTATAATATCTTTATATGTAAAATCATGCTGAGTCTCGTCATAAGATTTCTCTGAATAGTTATGCTCATACTCGTTTTGTGCAGCTGCATTATGTATTTTCCTAGAATGGTCAGGGAACCTTTGTTTTAGATGTCCTCTAGGAAGTACTTTTTTAACTATAATATAAGATGCATCTCTAAATAATATATCCCTTGACTTAGGATCTACATAAACATCAAAGGGATCAGGTTGTTCTATAACAACTTCGCCTAAACCTCTGTCCTTGTCAGGATCTACTGTTATCATAAAATACCCAACTGACTTAGTTATAGCATCATTTACAGCATTAGAAAACAATGAAGAACCATCTGAATGATACCAAATATAATCTGCTATATCTGAAAATACTGCAGCTACATCTACATCACTTCCTTCTGCCCCAATAGCTTGCCATCTAGGAGTATTTGCTGTAGCATAGAAATTTAACATATCAACTACAGGAGTAATCCTATTTATCGTAAATGTAGGCATCCCATATGCCTCTAACTCTGTTTTCTCTGATGCAGAAATTTGGTTGTCATTAGCAAAGTCAAACCCTTTTTGGTTTATAAACTCCCACTGATTCCTGTAGCCACCTTCTGCTACTTCAAATAACTTATGTATTCTATCTGCTGTTTTATCTGTTCGTTTTGCCATATTTTCCCTTAAGCTACCACCCATGATCTTGGTACTGGTTTCTTTTTAAAATAAACCCCATCCTTACCTCTGTCTATATTCTTTGCAGGATATGCGTATTTACACGCATAAGCTAATGCATCAATAGTATCATCGTGAGCCATTCTTGGCCCAAAAGTAATTATCTCTCGCTCTAAATCATAATGCTCTTTCTTTAGATAGATCTGCCCTATAGCAAATCTTTGAGCTAATATTTCTTGAATTCTGTCTCTCTTGCTTTGCCGAGTACCTGGCTTTTCTTCTTTAAACTTAACTGAGAAATCATTTCTTCTCATCATCTCCGCTCTTAATGCTTGGAATACAGGACGCGACATAGTAGTGTCCTCAATTGTAACAACTTCTGGGTGAAAATTGTCATTAACATCAAAAATGAGATCAACAATGCCTTGTCCATCTTCACCTGGCATACCCATAACTGGTAAGCTACGCTTACGTATATAATTAAGAATATAAACCCTATTAAACTCATCGACACCCACAACCATGATAACTGAGTAATCACTATCCCTCCTGTTTATATCTGTTGCAGTATCCACGCCTGCAAATACAGAGATAGGCAATACATCTTCACCTTCTCGTATCAAGTATGAAATACCGTCTGTTTGATTAT